ATGAAATCAAAAGACACCCTAAAGTGGTTCCCTGCGCAGCTTCCTGAAGTAAGAATTATCCTAGGGGATGCTGTAGTGGAAGTAGCAAAACAGGGAAGACCTATCAATACCAGAACATTGCTTGATTACATTGAAGGAAACATAAAGAAAAAATCATGGCTGGATAACAAAGAATTATTACAAACAGCGATATCAGTTCTTAAAGACAACCAAAATTTAAATGGTAAAATGTAATATAATAAACTTACTTTTTTATCATTTTTCCACTTTAACAACATTTTGCTCCACTTTTCCACGACCAAACAACTTGAAATCTGGTTAAAATAACACGCAACACTATTCTTCTTCCTTGAGTCCGCCCGGAACTCGAAAAACAAACCGAGTTAAAGCCATTTTTCACAAAATCGATTTTGGGTCTCACCAAAATTACGGGGTTGTATACGCATTCGTTTATTTTCGAACGTGTACATACAAATATGCACAAAAATAATCATAATTATTTTCTGAGATGCATTATGATATGAACACCAATTTCGTATAGAGTCTCACTATGTCTCGAATTTTTGCTTACTGTCGGATATCAACGCTGGATCAGACCACCGAAAATCAACGCCGGGAAATCGAAAGTGCAGGTTTTAAAATCAAACCTCAGCAAATAATCGAAGAACACATTAGCGGCTCAGCAGCAACCAGTGAGCGTCCTGGTTTTAACCGGTTGCTTGCTCGCCTGAAATGTGGTGATCAATTGATTGTGACAAAACTGGATCGCCTTGGTTGTAATGCAATGGATATCAGGAAAACAGTGGAACAACTGACCGAAACAGGTATCAGAGTGCATTGCTTAGCATTGGGTGGCATTGACCTGACCAGTCCAACAGGAAAAATGATGATGCAAGTAATTTCAGCAGTCGCTGAATTTGAACGAGACCTTTTACTTGAACGCACTCATTCCGGGATAGTAAGAGCCCGCGGCGCAGGGAAACGTTTTGGTCGACCACCTGTGTTAAATGAAGAACAGAAACAGGTGGTATTCGAACGAATTAAGTCAGGTGTAAGTATAAGTGCCATTGCCCGGGAATTCAAAACCTCGCGGCAAACCATTTTAAGAGCCAAAGCAAAACTTCAGACACCTGACATATAAAAAATAATCTCGGTGTGAGATGCTTTACGTCTTCCAAGCCCCCTTCCTTGCCGTAAATGGAAAGATACATCTAATTATAGAATTTATATGTTTTACCCTACGGCAGTGCTGGCCATTCAATATCCTGTGCAGTTGACGTATCAACACGGTTCAGCAATACCCGATACTTTTTCCATGCTTCCAGCAACGAGATTTCTTCCTCCGTTGCAATTTCCAGATCTGCAGCATCCTGAAGCGGCGCAATATGCTCACTGGCTACCTGCATCAGGTTGTTTTTTGTTTCTTCCGCCTCCCGGATCCGGAACAGTTTTTCTGCTTCCGTATCCTTCACCCAGGCTGTGCCGTTCCACTTCTGAAACTCCCCTTCCGGCGATAACCAGGTAACATTTTCCGGTAACGGACCGAGTTCAGAAATAAATAACGCGTTGCCGGAAGCCACGTCATAAACCGTTTTACCCCGATGATCTTCAACGAGATGCCACGATGACTCATCACTGTTGAAAACAGCCACGAAGCCAGCCGGAATATCTGGCGGTGCAATATCGGTACTGTTTGCTGGCAGACCTGTATGAGGCGGAATATATGCATCACCTTCACCAATAAATTCATTAGTTGAAGTGGTTTACTGAATTTGGCCACCTGAACAGAGGTGATATGCTCACCTCAGAACAACACAGGTGCCATAATGAAAAAAAGAAATTTCAGCGCAGAGTTTAAACGCGAATCCGCTCAACTGGTCGTTGACCAGAATTACACCGTGGCAGATGCAGCCAGCGCTATGGATGTCGGCCTTTCCACAATGACGCGATGGGTGAAACAATTACGTGATGAGCGGCAGGGAAAAACACCAAAAGCCTCCCCCATTACCCCGGAACAAATTGAAATCCGTGAGCTCAGGAAAAAGCTACAACGTATTGAAATGGAAAATGAAATATTAAAAAAGGCTACCGCGCTCTTGATGTCAGACTCCCTGAACAGTTCTCGATAATCGGGAAACTCAGGGCGCGTTATCCTGTGGCCACTCTCTGCCATGTGTTCGGGGTCCATCGCAGCAGCTACAAATACTGGAAAAACCGTCCTGAAAAGCCAGACGGCAGACGGGCTGTATTACGCAGCCAGGTACTTGAACTGCATGGCATCAGCCACGGCTCTGCCGGAGCAAGAAGCATCGCCACAATGGCAACCCAGAGAGGCTACCAGATGGGGCGCTGGCTTGCTGGCAGACTCATGAAAGAGCTGGGGCTGGTCAGCTGTCAGCAGCCGACTTACCGGTATAAACGTGGTGGTCATGAACATGTTGCTATCCCTAACTACCTTGAACGGCAGTTCGCCGTGACCGAGCCAAATCAGGTGTGGTGCGGTGATGTGACCTATATCTGGACGGGTAAGCGCTGGGCGTACCTCGCCGTTGTTCTCGACCTGTTCGCAAGAAAACCAGTGGGCTGGGCCATGTCGTTCTCGCCGGACAGCAGGCTTACCATGAAAGCACTGGAAATGGCATGGGAAACCCGTGGTAAGCCCGTCGGGGTGATGTTCCACAGCGATCAAGGCAGTCATTATACGAGCAGGCAGTTCCGGCAGTTACTGTGGAGATACCGGATCAGGCAGAGTATGAGTCGGCGTGGAAACTGCTGGGATAACAGCCCAATGGAGCGCTTCTTCAGGAGTCTGAAGAACGAATGGGTGCCGGCGACGGGCTATGTAAGCTTCAGCGATGCAGCTCACGCAATAACGGACTATATCGTTGGATATTACAGCGCACTAAGACCGCACGAATATAATGGTGGGTTACCACCAAACGAATCGGAAAATCGATACTGGAAAAAACTCTAACTCGGTGGCCAGTTTTTGTTGACCACTTCATTCCGCCATTATCTGGAGAATATTATCGAGGGCATCTTCGAGGGAGTTCGCCATTGTAGTAAGCGTGCAGCAAGAACCGTATTGACGGGGATGTGTTATTCAGTCGGCAGTGCTACGCGCCAGGGGAGCAGTTCGCCGACCCGGTTTATCGGCCAGTCGGCTATGACGTCAAGGACATAGCGGAGGTAGCTTTCTGGCTCCACTCCGTTCAGTTTGCACGTCCCGATCAGGCTGTACAGCAGCGCTCCCCGCTCTCCTCCATGATCCGAACCGAAGAACAGGTAGTTTTTGCGGCCCAGACTGACCATCCGCAACGCATTTTCAGCGATGTTATTGTCCGCCTCAGCCCAGCCATCATCTGCATAGTACGTCAGCGCCGGCCACTGGTTCAGGGCGTATGCGAACGCTTTCGCCAGTTCTGAGTGTCGCGACAGGGTTTTCATCTTTTCACGCAGCCAGCTTTCCAGGGATTTCAGCAGCGGTTTCGTTTTCAACTGACGTTCGGCAAGGCGCTGCTCCGCCGTCATTCCCCTTATCTCTGCCTCGATGGCGTACAGTTCGCCGATCCGTTTCAGCGCTTCCTCCGTCAGGGCTGACGGGGTGCGAACGTGCACATCGTGGATTTTACGGCGGGCGTGAGCCCAACAGGCGGCTTCCGTTATCCGGCCATCCCGGTACAGCTCGTTGAACCCGGCGTATGCATCCGCCTGCAGTACACCACTGAACCCCGCAAGATGGGTCTGCGGATGGATGCCTTTTCTGTCCGGGCTGTAAGCGAACCACACCGCCGGCGCCAGCGTTGACCCGGCGTTACGGTCGTCACGAACGTAGGTCCATAACCGCCCGGTCTTCGTTTTCTTATTGCCTGGCAACAGCACCGGGACAGGCGTGTCATCAGCATGGAGCTTACCGTCAGTCAGCACATAGTCCTGAAGCGCTTCTTCCAGCGGTGACAGTAGCCGGCAGCATGCATCCACCCAGCCCGACAGCAGTGAACGACTCAGCTCCACGCCCTGGCGGCCGTACATTTCAGACTGGCGGTACAGCGGGGTGTGCTCTGCATACTTTGAGATCAGCACGCGGGCCAGCAGCCCCGGTCCTGCGATACCCCGCTCGATGGGCCGTGAAGGCGCGGGGGCCTGCACGATGGCATCGCACTGAGTACAGGCATGCTTTTCACGTACAGTCCGGATAACCCGGAAGGCGCTGCGCATCAGCTCCAGCTGTTCGGCGGCATCCTCACCCAGATAGCTCAGCGAGCCTCCACATTCCGGGCAGCATGACGCTGCCGGCAGCAGCCGTTTTTCATCGCGGGGGAGTGATTCGGGGAACGGTTTGCGGGTGCGGGTTTGACGCAGCGGGCGCTGCACGGCCGGGTCGTCAACCCGACCGGTAAGGGTATCACTTTCTTTCTGAAGTGCCTTCAGGTCAGCTTCCATCTGTGCGATACGACGGGAGACTTTTTCCGAGCGGCTGCCGAAGTTCATCCGGCGCAGCTTATCCAGCTGTGCCTGCAGATGGTCTATTTCGCGTTCACGCTCGTTCAGCTTTTCCTGCAGGGCACGGTTCAGCGCCTCCTGTTCGGCAAGGAGACGTTTCAGTGCATTGATATCGTCAGGAAGTGAGCTGCTCATACCGGGTATATTACCAGGCTCATTCAGCGTCGACCAGGATAAAGAGGCTTACAACATAGTCAGGGACGTAAGCAGTCTTTTAGGCTGCCGCCAGTCGATACCTTCCAGCAGCATCGCCAGCTGTGCCGGTGTGAGGAACACTTTGCCATCCCGGGCTGACGGCCAGGCGAAGCGGCCGCGCTCCAGCCGTTTGGTCAGCAGACACAGTCCATCGCCGGTAGACCAGAGGAGCTTTACCTGACTGCCATTACGCCCACGGAAGATAAAAACGTGACCTGACATCGGATCGTCTTTCAGCGTCGTCTGCACCTTTGCCGCCAGGCCGTTGAAGCCGTTTCTCATATCGGTGATGCCAGCGACCAGCCAGATCTTTGTCCCTGATGGTAATGGGATCAACGTTTGAGCTCCCGTATCAGCAGGTTCAGGATATTTTCGCTGATGGCACCATTCAGACGGAGTGATCCGTGCCGGAACGTCACTTCACAGCTGATATTGAGTGATTCAGGTGTCGCAGCAGCTACAGGTTGTGACCGGGGGGAGGTTGTAGGGACAACATCTTCGGCATCAAGTGTTATCGGGAGCAGCTCAGGCACGTTGTTTTCTGTTGTTGAAGGAGGACGTAGTTTTCCTTCGCGCCAGTACTGGCGCCACTTGAACAGCAAATTATCGTTGATCCCATGCTCACGAGCGAGTTGCGCTACGGAGATCTCTGGTCGATGCGAGAGTTCAACCATTTTGATTTTGAACTCAACGGGATAATTAGGGCTTTTTTTACGCACTGCGGTTAATGATTTCATGGATTGCGTCCACCATATTTGGTGTCCACTATTCTCTCAGGAATTTCAGGATCTGCCAGACGGTGCTGAGACGACGCTTACCCATTGTATAAAGCGGCGAGTTTTCCTGCATTCGCTCTTCATTAGTCTGATCAACAGATTTGGTGGATGTATTTTCAGCACGCAGAAGTTTAGCGCCGGCATGACGCATCTGATTTTCCAGCTTCTCAAGTGATGTTTCGCCAGATTCTATCGCTGCGCCACTATGTTCAACATATTCGAGGCCATTTTTTGTTCTGTCCTCAAAAATCGTAGCGGTGGATGCACCAACCGTCAGTTCTTCATTCCTGTCCAGCCCGTAGGCCACCAGCAATGGAACGCGGGCAACATGAAGAATATTGTCCTGCTCGCTCTGGCTTTGCCAGTGCTTGATATTCAGCAAGCCAAGATTAAGCAATGGCGGTGTACCACGCATAAATCCTGTTTTCTTCGTGTACAGTGTTACCAGAGGAATATCATCACGGCTGGTATTCCATGACTCATGAAGCGTCCAGACAGATTCGCCATTAGTGCCTTCGCTACGTCGATAAATTTCAACTCGACGGGGCATAATATGGCGGATCTGCTCCACCTTCTTCTGCCCGAAATCATCACCATCAATAATGATGACCTCTTTTATACGCAAATCAGTGAGAACAACTTTCCCTTTTTCAACTTTCGATTTCCATCCAATAACCTGGCGTGGATTCAGCATCGTAACGTACGGACGACCACCGGTCGCGTTTTCATCGGCTTTTGTCCGAATCTCTTTCATATCCGTTCGTGGATAGTCCACCAGCGCATGTGCCACACCATACTGAAATGCGAGGCTGAAAAATTGCTGCGCCCACACATCCAGTCGGCTCCCCTCCATGTCGATATTTTCTGCATATTCCCTGATTTTTGCCGGCGTTTCCTCACTCAATACTGTCGGCTCTGCAAATATGCGCCCAATATTTTGCTTGATGCTTTCTTCATACACAGGAAGTAGCGTAGCCACAGACAGGCGTTTTTTATAAGCGTCTTCATCTTCGTTAGGCCATTTTGGGAGATAATTTTCCCCCTGCCTGCGCATTTCAAGCGTACCGCCCATCAGTGCGTCGTTAATATCCCACGCCTCCAGCATATCGTTATAGTCGAGGTTGGGTGTTGATATATCAGCCATAATTAAATCCGAAGTGATGTGACTCTTCCGGTCGGTTTGACAATAGGGAATTGCTTAACGATGAAATAACCTCCGGCATCATTCGGGTGATCATTGCCAGATTTTTTATCAGGCTCCCCCTTCTCATCCCAGACCTGTTGCTCCAGAGATTCGGCATATAACGGGCAACGCTTCACATTAACTTTATAGCGACGCTCACCATTGGCATTGCAGAACATTGCATTCATTGAGTTAACGCGATCTTTTACTGGCGGGTTCGAGCTGTTCACCACAACGTTAAAACCAGCCTGCTTAAGCTGGGCTATATCCGTCGTACTTGCGTTACTTGATTTTCTGGAATCCCCGGAAGCATCTGGATAAATATAAATTTCCCTCACTTTCCGGTAATCATTCCCATCATACAGCCAGAAGCGTTCTTTAATGATGCGGATCATATCCGGCGTATCGTAGGCATTGATGATTTCAGTTACCGCACATGGAAGCCCCAAACGCAGCACATGGACGATTCCCGCCATCTTTCCAACGTTAAAATCCATCCCAATATAAATCGGCTCCCCTGGCTGCTCCACTTCTTCGCAATTATTCAGTTTCCGGTCAAACTGATGGTAAACAGTACCACTTGTCAGGTTAGTAAACTGTCCTCGAAGATAGGCTTTAATCAGCTCTGGAGGGTATGATTCAAGAAGCGAAGGAATGTAATCTGCTGGCAGGTTCTTTTCATTATCGAAAGTAGATGCCTGCACCAGACCATACAGTGAGGCCAGCTCTGTTTTTTCACGCACGGCTTTAACAAACTGCTCGTAGACAAATTTGAATCCTTCCGGCGTGGTTGTAACGTCAATACCGTTGCGAAGTCCATCAATCTTATAACGCATACGTGCAATTATCTTGCGCCACGCCGTTCTGGCTTTTTCCTTCGGCAAAATGTCCAGTTCATCCACCAACGCATTACCAATTTTGAAACCGACGATCGTTTGTGGCTTCTCCATCGATCTGCAGATAGTGGTTCCCCGATACTGGCGTCCGTAATAAAAGTGAACCTCTTTATTTCCCTCATTAATTTTTACGTTCAATCCCCAGTCAGCAGCAACTTCTTCCACTGTAGGGTAAAAAATATCGCGAATTTGGGGATACGTTGGCGCAAAATATCCCTGATTTATACCTGGATGCTCCCAAATCCCCTTGCATATGCCGCCACACCCAACCCATGTTTTGCCCGAGCCAAAACCAGCAATATAGGCTTTAAATTTATGGAGCATTGAAAGAAATCGCGCCTGAGGCACATTAAGCGTCGGAGAGATCATCTTCATCACTCCTTACTCTGGCATCAACCACATTAATATTGATCGCCACAGGCTGGGGATGTTCATTATCTTCCACCGTTTCGATCTCTTTGCGCAGCTTCTGGTTTTCCATTCTGCGCCGTTCAATTTCCAGTTCCTGTAGCCGCTTATCTGCACATAAAGCCCCGCCAGCAGAAAACAAACGCAACAATTCACGCCGGGTGGCAGCCTTATCCTCCAGCAGGATCTCAACGCCGAATTTTCCGAATTTTGCCCCTGCATATAATTGCCGCGCATCCCCATCAAGCAGAGTGGTATCAGCCATATAAAGCTGTCCCGTTCCCTCACCGCAGCACTTCGGGCAGTCCGGATTGGGTATGGCGTTATCAACAAAGCCGAGGCCTCCATATTCCGGTTCGGGGTTGCCATCTCTGGAAGCCTGCGCCGCTGCCTTGTCGAATTCTGCTATATCGCGCCACTGGTAGAGATGATTCTCGCCCCAGCAATAACGGCAGTTAACACGGCGAAATTGTGCAAGCTGATTGGGGTCGGCCAGGACAATAGCCATCAACTGACTCACTAGTAAATCCAGGTCTGCGGTATAGCGTTTCTGGTACTGATTGCGGAAGTAGCTGATAGCGCGAAAAACCCTGGCATTTCTAAGCATACGACTGGCGTTGCTGTTAGCTGTCGCACCTTGCCCCTCATAACCGGCTAGTCGGTACGCCTCTGTCGGCTTTTTACCCTGAGCAACAAGCATCGCAAACTTAGCCTGCTGGTCAGAAATGCCGAATTCATCGGGACAGAACGAAAATTCCTCCGCGTCGCCCTCATTCAGGCCCGCATCGAATACTGGCTTTTTTTCCTGAGATTTCTCGTTCCGCTTTTGTGCAGTCTGCGCAGATTTTTTCTGCGCACTTTTTTGCGCAGTTTTGCACATTTCTGTCTGCGCATTTTTCGGAGTTTTTTTGATGTAACGACGGGCTGTTGCGTAATTCAGTCCCCTTGCTTCACACCATGCCACCGGAGATATACCGGAGCGGGTGTATTCAGCAATATACTCCTGCTGCAACGCCCCCCAGTCCGGTCTGCTCATCAGTTAGTCCTGATTTTTATCCACCCTGAGTAGTTCGCGCAGAGCAAAGGCATCCCCTTTTCTGGCAAGCTTAAACAATGCCGCTCGTAACTCGGCTTCACCTTTCGCTCTGCCCTTACGGATGGCCGCATAAAAATCTGTCATTGCTTCCCGATTTGCTTTCAGTCGGTTCAGATCAACATCCAGAACGTCAGCGATTTGTTGTGCAGTCATCCGGCACGCTGCCAGAGACTCGACTTTCGAATACGGAATCATTTGTCACCCCCATTGATATGCAGGGTGTCTTCTTCCTGTATTTTTCGTGAAGGATTTTTACTGCAGCGTTGTTCCAGGTGACCTGATGGTGAATGCGTTTATGGCTGGCACCCATCAGTGAGATTTTTACGCACGACGGCGCATACATGACGGAGTAAAAACTTTTAACGTAGGTTCCGGAATCCAGATACAGCTCGGTCATTCCGCCGCTGTTTTTCTGCGTCTGTTTCTGCCCTAACTGGACAGCACCGATCGTCATAAACAATTCACCACAGCGACCGAGATTCGTGTACGTATTCACATCCTCGTTAATGCGCCCCATGAATGAGAACGGTCGATCAACCGAACAGATAAAGCTGTTCATTGCCTTGCGTTTCACCCACGAAGCATGGCCGCCATTGTCACCAAGAAAATCCCCTCCCTGCGACATAGCGATGGAAAGAGCAGGTATTGATTCGTAGTACGCCAGCATTTCAGAAAGGATCGCATCCAGTTTCCTTATCGGAAAATAGGCCTGGTCATAGTTGCGATCCACCCGAAACTGGAACTCGTGATAATCATCATCGAGCTGAATGAAGTATTTACACCCGACCAGTTTTGCCTGGTCGAAACAGGCATTACGGGCGTAAAAAATTGAGCGGCGGTCACAGAAATTATCGGCTTCGTCAAAACGACTGGCGATATCGGCTTTGGAAAACACCAGCACCTGTTCACCAAATTCAGCCATGTACTGATGCCGTGTCTTATCTTCATCATCAACAACGATAAAAATTTTCCCGGTATAGCCAGCACGACGCAACGTCCGGTAAGTCAGAACTTTGTCCGGTCGCCCGTGAGTCAGAATAAAGGCGCAAAAATCATCACGCATATTCCTCCTCCTCACCACCATGCATGATCTCCACCATGCGCTGCGTCATCCGGACAAATCCATTTTCAATAGCCTGCTGATAATCAATGATCACCAGCGCCGACTCCTCGAAAAAACACTGAATTTCAGCGGGGGCGTGAGCGTAATAGTCCGCAATTCTGCTGAAATTAAACACCGTGTGACGTTCTGCCGCACACAGGAGGAATTTCTCAATATCAGGCTCAAGGGACGCCGAACGTATCCGGCTGATCAGCTCCTGAGTTTTCGTATCGTCGTACAGTTCACTGATATCCGGTTTACCGCCCGACGGCTCATAAACAGGCGTATCAATTTTCGTCGTATACGGCTCCTCCTCATTTCCTGTACCGGGCAAAACATCCGTCAACAGTTCATCAATTTCTGTCGGGATGAAGCCTGTCAGGGAGACATCAAAATCAGCATTGATTAGGTCCGACAGCTCCATCCGCAACAGATCTTCATCCCAGCCAGCATTCATCGGCAGGCGATTATCTGCCAGGCGGTACGCCTTTTTCTGCTCATCCGTCAGGCCAGACAGAACAATGACCGGAACAGAATCCATTTTGAGCATTTCAGCCGCCATAACACGACCGTGACCCGCAATAATTTCGCCCTTTTCGTCAATCAGCACCGGATTAGTCCAGCCGAATTGCTTAATACTTTCTACCAGTTGTGCCACCTGCTCAGTACTGTGCGTCCTGGCGTTGTGCGCATACGGTGACAATTCTTGTAATGGGCGATAGACTATCTTTAATTTCTCGCTCATACAGCCTTGCTTTATGAATAAAACGCACCCCAGCAGCCAGTGCTACTGGGGACGGAGGTGTTGCTGGTAAAGTTAGGTATTGGATCAATGAGTGAGTCAACATAATATTAAACTCACAATTATAAATCAGCCATATATTAGGAGCGCCAAAAAAAACCTGAAAACAATATAATAACAGGATAAATTTCAAGGCGACCAAGAATCATAGCTATGCACATTAAACATTTTGCAATGTCATTAAGCACTCCGAATGACGATGCAGTAGCCCCAAAACCTAATCCCATATTATTAATACATGCAGCCACTGTTGCAAATGATGTAAGAAAATCATATCCCATACCATTTAACACCAGTATAAAAAACACCGTGAAGAGAGTATAAAGAAAAAAGAAACTCCATACAGACCTCATTACACGATCTGTAACTATCTTCCCTCCTACATTTACACTCAACAACGCTCTGGGATGAGAAAGCTGATTTATCTCGTGTTTGCTTTGTTTGAAAAGTATAAGAAATCGAAGTGACTTAATTCCACCACAAGTTGAACCTATACATCCCCCAAAGAAACTTGACAACAGCAAAAACACTATCGTGTGCGTGGGCCAACTTGCATAATCCTGCGTAGCTAAACCATTATCAGTGAGCATGGAGCTGGCAAGAAAAAACGAATGAATAAAACTTCCATGCAAGTCATACATACCTATATGCCAGACCTGGAAAGAGGTAACAATGATCACCCCTAAGGCTATTAACAGAAAGAAACGAAGTTCAATATCTCTGATTAAAGGTTTTATCGTTTTCCTGCTAATAACAATATACCAAAGAGTGAAGTTGAAAGCCGATAGCAGGGAAAAAGAACCAGCCACCAGCTCAACCAAATAGTTATTAAAATATCCGATACTCTCGCTATGAGTTGAGAAACCACCAAGCGAAACTGTGGAAATCCCGTGACAAATAGCATCAAACAAAGGCATTCCTGCAAGTCTATAACAGACAATACAAGCAATACCTAATAAAGAATAAGTTATCCACAGTGTCCGTGACGTATCGGCCAGGCGGGGAGTGAGTTTGTCATCCTTAAATGGCCCCGGCATTTCTGACTGATAAAGCTTTGCACCACCAATACCCAATAATGGCAATACAGCAACCGCCAGAACAATAACTCCTAAACCACCTATAAAATTTAACTGTGACCGATAGTACAAATATGCCCGAGGTAATGAACTAACATCATCAATTACAGTTGCTCCTGTTGTTGTTATTCCAGAAACCCCTTCAAACAGAGCATCAATGAACGTTAAATTAAGTTCTGAGTCAATCCATAAAGGGAATGCACTAATAACAGAAAACAAAATCCAAAACATTACAATTATAATAAACCCATCACGGGTACGTAATTGAATGCCAGATTTCTTAGTTGTATACCACGCTCCGCCACCAATGCAAAAAAATATAACGAAAGTTATAAAGAAAACAAACAGGCTTTTTTCTTTATAAAACAATGCTACAACCATTGGTGGCAACATTGAAAGACTATAGAGCCAAACCAGGAACCCACACATATGAGTAACAACTCTTACATGAGATGTATTCATATCTAAATATTCTTTCAATTATAACCACCTTGCTGCAATATTATGATTATACTGTATAAAATTTAACTCCTCTTAGATCTTACTTCACTGTTCCTTATGAAACAATCATCAAAATGAATCATATTGTAGTTAAGATTTTACTTTAAACACTGCTCGGTTATGTATTGCTGAGCACCTTCAAGTTGGGCCTGCATCATTACCAGTCGTTCCCGGAGGGTGAAATAATCCCGTTCAGCGGTGTCTGCCAGTCGGGAGGAGGCTGCATTATCCACGCCGGAGGCGGTGGTGGCTTCACGCACTGACTGACAGACTGCTTTGATGTGCAACCGACGACGACCAGCGGCAACATCATCACGCAGAGCATCATTTTCAGCTTTCGCATCAGCTAACTCCTTCGTGTATTTTGCATCGAGCGCAGCAACATCACGCTGACGCATCTGCATGTCAGTAATTGCCGCGTTCGCCAGCTTCAGTTCTCTGGCATTTTTGTCGCGCTGGGCTTTGTAGGTAATGGCGTTATCACGGTAATGATTAACAGCCCATGACAGGCAGACGATGATGCAGATAACCAGAGCGCAGATAATCGCGGTTACTCTGTTCATTGCTGACCCCACAAACAGATTTCACGCTCAATCTCACGACGAGTCATGAGACCTTTCCATTGCTTACCGCCAGCATATGTCCAGCGACGTAGCTGATCACATGCGCCTTTGATATCGCCCTGGTTTATTTTGCGAAGAAGCGTCGATGTTCTGAAATTGCCAGCACCCACGTTGTAAACGAATGAGTAAAGAGCGCCGCGCGTTGTTTCCGGTATATCGACTTTGATGTACGGGTTAATTTGTCTGGCGACCGTGGCAAGGTCTTTATTCAGGAGGGCTTTGCATTCTGCTTTGGTATACGTTTTACCGAGCATGATGTCTTTTCCTGTATGCCCGTGACATACAGTCCATACACCAACAATATCTTTGTATGGTATGTAGCTGACACCTTCCAGACCATCGTTACCACTTGGGCCAGTGATTAACACTGATGCTATAGCAATTGCTCCGCCACCAATAGCAGCAGCAACGGCTTTTCGTAATGATGGAGGCATTATTCACCTCTCGCAGCCTTGCGCTTATCTTCTTTAATCTTGAAATAAAGGTTTGTCAGGTACGTCAGCAGGCCAAATACCAGGCTACCCAGCACACCGATTGCAGCCCACTGTGACGGAGTTACTCTATCGAGCAACTGTAAAAACCAGTAGCCAGCACTGCCTGCGGAGGTGCCGTAGGCAATGCCTGTTGAAATTTTGTCCATGGATTTCATAGCCTCACCTCCGCACGGAACGGATGGCATAGTTATTATGTGTAGGCTTTCAGACACATCAATCAGAGCCTTAATTGATATATATGCTGGAGACGATGCAATATAAAAAGCTCGCCGTAGCGAGCTAATAAAATGTATTTCTCTGATATTATGTTTATTTGTATTAGCTCAGACTTGACATCACAGGTTTCGTATATAGAACATCATCAAATCTGTCAGTTTGCTATGAATGAGATATAGTAATTGAAGAGCTAACCTCGCATGTCAAAGCCAGATTTCTGAAAATCTCTGTAGACTTCCGGATTGTTGAAGGCCGGAAATTTGGCTTTATGAGCTGCGGACTTTATCGCTTCGCAATAGGCTTTATCACCGTTACTGGTAGATATTTTTAACGCCGTGCCATCCTGAGAGAATTCCATATGCAACCTGCATTTTTTCCCTTTCCAGTTATGCGGCTCATCAAGTTTGGCATTAATTGCAGCTCTGATTCCCCGCGCTTGCGCCCCCCATTCATCCTGATCATCCCAGCGTCCTGAACTGCAACTACCTGTAGCAGTAGTTTTGTGGCAATCTGAAGGGTGTAAAGGTGTGCATCCCGCAACAAAACCGACCCAAAAAGTCAACATAACGATTTTCTTTAATCCCACTTCTTGCTCCTCAATCCATTAAAATCTCAGCAATAGTAGTTGTTACGTCCGCCACTGGCTCAGAGCTGACTATCCGCTAAATTTAGCTCAGTGCCGTAGCTGTGTCAGAACAAACCTAAGCCGAAACCGTTTATTACAAAACAATAAATATCAGGGTTTACAATCCAGCACCCCATTTTGAAATACTTTATATACTTCCGGCGAAGGGGGGGCAGGTATATCAGCATTCTTTATCGCATTCATCGCTTCACGACATAAATCGAGGTCTCCACTTTCTCTTTTAACCTCCAGTAGAAGGCCATTCGGAGCCATATGCATTCTCAGTGTACACTCTTTTCCTGAATACTTACTCGCATCCCCGAACTGTTTTTCGATGGCGCTCTTGATTTGATGGGCATACAGACGGATATCCTCACTAACATCAGAAGTACGTTCAGATGAACTCACATACTGTGTCTCTATTGCTTTATCGGAGTAATATGATGTACGGTCATGATAATTTGTCGATACAGCATCAGTGCACCCGATAATAATCCCACTAATAATCAACGTAAGAATTGATGCGCTACGAAAACCCATTTTTCCTCACATATGTCATATAGTAAAGGATTATATATACCGTTGTTTTGGACGCTCAAACAGCGAATCAGATCAAATAAAACGCACATTTGTTAACATTTACACAAAGTCTGCGTGGGATATTCTGAAAGAATATCCATAATGTGGAGAGAATCTATTGAAGTGCATGGTGCCGGGTGCCTCCCGGTGAACAAAATGTTCGTGATACCTGTCGGCGACAGAAAAGGTTAATGGTATCACCCCACCGCACAGGGGGATTCACCATGCAGGAGTTTTCTTAGCAAACTCACTGCGCGCCCGGCAACTCCCAACCACATAAAATGCGGAGTTTGTGGTATTTATGCATATAACTCGCAGGAATTATCTTAAAAAACTGATGTCGATCCGGATTAAAAAGAAGCAGGTCATCATCAGATGACTGGAAAAAAGGAAAACAAAAAATACTCATCATACAGTTTTGATTGCAGGGATGAGCCTGCTATGCACAATATGCAGAATATAAGCAAGATAAAAATATGCAGGCATATTATTTCGGATTTTGTTATTAACACAACCTTTTTAATAATCATTTGGCATACAATAAACCAGCCCAAAAAGAACCGCCTAAACAGGCGGTTGGTCAATACAAAGGATGCTTCGTCTTTATTATAGTAATCTGAGGCGTCGGGTGTCTTGTATCAGACAACATATTGTCCCGCTAAACAGCGAATTACAAACCACCCTGCAATGATCTCTCATCTCATTTTATATGAGTTGACGACATCAGGATAACGCATCATCAGCCCCTGCCAAGAAATATCAAAACTCCCGCCAGCAATGTGTTATCACAATATTGTAAAAAAAACACAGCACCGAAACTATAACTGGTCTCTGTTATAATTTGGAGCAGAAAGACCAGTTGCCCAACTAGCAGCATTCTCCCCTGCTTTCCTGACGTAAAAAAACCGCATTAAGCGGTTTTTTTACGATGTCCATGTCTGCAATCCGCCTCGCGATACAGCTTTGCGAAGCATAGCAAAATTGAAGCAGTTTATACGTAAGAAATCAAGCCATTTTCTCAGCAAATGATTCACGCATGGGAATATATAGGGCATACTCAGCAACAGCTAACCAATTAGCAATCCGTTTTTCGCATGTGCTAAAACACCACTCTGGGTGTGCATCATTTAGCAATTCAGCCATTTTGCGCTTAGTCATCCCTCGCCCTTCATAGCGTTGCCGGAGAATGCAAATCAATCCTGGATGCTCTGCCAGCACCTCACTTATGACTCGATCAATACATAACGCCTCTGCATCAGTACAATGCGCCAGCCAGCTCTTTTGCTTGCCGTTGATCATCTCTCGCAAAAACGCTTCCAGCTCAGCTTTCTCTATTCCCGCTTTTTTCATTCTGCGCAGGGCTTCATTAATGGCTGTTTTCGTCAGTTTTTTGGATGCCAACAACTGATTGAACATATTCCCTGACCTGCCACCGCCAATATACGACCAGCGCCCCCACATACGTAGTTTTCCCTGAATCCAGACACTTTCCAGCGTGGTGAGGCGAAGGTGTTCTCCGCTTTTTCCTGTATTCGTTGGGTAAATCATAAATGACCTTTCTTTCTCCAGATTTCTTGTGTGCGAAAACCCCCTTCAGCATGCATCAGGCGCAATTCTTCTTTGGTGTAATCGCTGGTTTTTACCCGCCCGTCGATTAGATCGTGGCATGAGCTACAGGCTATCGCCGCCTGCATATCGTGTGGTTTTGTCGCTGTTCCGCACGTCCCCGCCAGCCTGTAATGCGCCAGCACAGAGGTTTCGGGATTGTGATTGCAGTAGCCAGGGATTCTGATCTGGCACATCTGGCCTTTAGCCGCTTTACGTAAATTCACCATTACGCAAACTCCAGTAGTTGTGCGGCCACATTTTCAACTTCCTCCTGAGAGGAGAATTTACGGAACAGAATCCAGTTCCACAGCACATTCAGTACAGATTTATAAACCTGCTGAAACTCGACTTCGTCCATATTCGCAAAAGCGATGGATTTTGCCCGACGCCCACGGCTACCGTCCGGATAAATATGCTCGGTGTAAAATCCGGCCTGAATGGTTACCCACTCGCGGAAAGCCTCAAACGACTTTAGCAACGCCGTATCCCGGGTTCTACGAGTCGCAACGGTGTTAAGGTATTGCTCTGCGGCATCACTCAGGGCTGGCGTGTGTTCCCGACCAACTGATTCGCACAGGTAATCAACGAAACCAGACAGCAGTTCTCGTTCGCGAGGCGTGATCGCCCCACCGACCGGAGTCCAGTAATCGAATCCCAGTTGCAGGAGTTTGAAAAAACGCTTGTGGAATGCGTAGTTACGCACACGCTTAAAGTCTGCGTGTATCCACTCACCTATTTTGATTTGATGCAGAAAATCGCAACTCTCCGGCGTCGCCGGGAGAAGTAAACCAGAAGAAGTTTGTTTGACCAGTTGTATATGCGCCATTTCTCAATCTCTCGATGGCGCAGTGCAGCAGATGCCAGCTGTTCAGGCTGACGTATAAAGTATAAATAAACTGGTTCCAGTGTAAAGCCCCCACCTTAATGGAATAAAAACCAAACAACAGATTGCTGGGATACAAACAACGCTTATTATTAAAAGCGGTTAAACAAATTAAATTTTAATGTTATGCAAATTTGTCAGATCACCATAATATCTCATTTGAAAACCGCTGAAATAACAGCCCTATCAGGGTTAATCATATTAAGGTGAGTAAATATGGAAAACAACAAATCTGTACATTACGTTCCTTTTTTATCTGTAATACTTTTTGTTTTATGCTGTGCGTGGGCATTATTTTTATAAAAATATTTACAGATGAAGTAAACCCGCCAATCAGGTTAACTGTGGCTGCGTTGAGGATGCATAATACATCAGAGGTTGCGGGGATTTCTCCCATAAGCGCTAACTTAAGGGTTGTGGTATTACGCCTGATATGATTTAACGTGCCGATGAATTACTCTCACGATAACTGGTCAGCAATTCTGGCCCATATTGGTAAGCCCGAAGAACTGGATACTTCGGCACGTAATGCCGGGGCTCTAACCCGCCGCCGCGAAATTCGTGATGCTGCAACTCTGCTACGTCTGGGGCTGGCTTACGGCCCCGGGGGGATGTCATTACGTGAAGTCACTGCATGGGCTCAGCTCCATGACGTTGCAACATTATCTGACGTGGCTCTCCTGAAGCGGCTGCGGAATGCCGCCGACTGGTTTGGCATACTTGCCGCACAAACACTTGCTGTACGCGCCGCAGTTACGGGTTGTACAAGCGGAAAGAGATTGCGTCTTGTCGATGGAACAGCAATCAGTGCGCCCGGGGGCGGCAGCGCTGAATGGCGACTACATATGGGATATGATCCTCATACCTGTCAGTTCACTGATTTTGAGCTAACCGACAGCAGAGACGCTGAACGGCTGGACCGATTTGCGCAAACGGCAGACGAGATACGCATTGCTGACCGGGGATTCGGTTCGCGTCCCGAATGTATCCGCTCACTTGCTTTTGGAGAAGCTGATTATATCGTCCGGGTTCACTGGCGAGGATTGCGCTGGTTAACTGCAGAAGGAATGCGCTTTGACATGATGGGTTTTCTGCGCGGGCTGGATTGCGGTAAGAACGGTGAAACCACTGTAATGACAGGCAATTCAGGTAATAAAAAAGCCGGAGCTCCCTTTCCGGCACGTCTCATTGCCGTATCACTTCCTCCCGAAAAAGCATTAATCAGTAAAACCCGACTGCTCAGCGAGAATCGTCGAAAAGGACGAGTAGTTCAGGCGGAAACGCTGGAAGCAGCGGGCCATGTGCTATTGCTAACATCATTACCGGAAGATGAATATTCAGCAGAGCAAGTGGCTGATTGTTACCGTCTGCGATGGCAAATTGAACTGGCTTTTAAGCGGCTCAAAAGTTTGCTGCACCTGGATGCTTTGCGTGCAAAGGAACCTGAACTCGCGAAAGCGTGGATATTTGCTAATCTACTCGCCGCATTTTTAATTGACGACATAATCCAGCCATCGCTGGATTTCCCCCCCAGAAGTGCCGGATCCGAAAAGAAGAACTAACTCGTTGTGGAGAATAACAAAAATGGTCATCTGGAGCTTACAGGTGGCCATTCGTGGGACAGTATCCCTGACAGCCTACAAAACGCAATTGAAGAACGCGAGGCATCGTCTTAACGAGGCACCGAGGCGTCGCATTCTTCAGATGGTTCAACCCTTAAGTTAGCGCTTATGGGATTTCTCCCCGCTGGTCCTCTTACTCCCCAAGTTCGTAAGCTGTGAAGACAGCGACCTCCGTCTGGTCGGTTCGGATTCGTACCTCGCAGAGGTCTTTCCTCGTTACCAGTACCGTCACTATAACGGTTAAACAGATGACGATCAGGGTGATTAACATCGCCTTTTGCTGCTTCATAGCCCGCTTCTTCTTGCCTTTCAGCACGTAAGAGACTAACCTACGTTTGTAAGGCATAGATTGGGCCCCAGATTAATGTTAAGCCTCTTGCCGGATGCGTAATATCAACTGGGACTTTTTCTATCTGCCTTTGGTTTTCATGCCCAAGGCAGATAGCCTCAAGCCCCCGCAGCCATACTATTTAACCCCCTTTACTTCGCCAATATGAAATCAATCAGAAAGGCGATCCATAAGAACAATAGCAAGACAATAAATTGCCACCACAGCCGCAATAGCCAACGCACACTTGAGAACCAGCACGACAACCTCCTGTATTGGACGTGCACCTGCCCTGATAAATATGAGGCTGTCTCGTCAGTGATTCAATACAACTATTGGGTATAGTTTCTGTGATTTTGTTCTGTAGAAATGGAATACAACAACCAGTCACTACCAGCACTTCTTTAAATACGCCAAGTCCGACGGAAGCCAACATCTAGTCTGCTTTGAACGAGGAGCTAACTTTGGTGTATATAGAAACATAATCACTACAGGTAGTTCCGAAAAAATTTCTCTATCGTGATACTTGCTGGTTTTATTTTAATCTCTGTAATTTTTTACGCAGAGCATTAACTCGTCTCTGAACCCCTATTTTTGGATTAAAGCTCAAAGCTTTTTCATAGGCATCAAGAGCATCACTAAAGTTACCAAGTAAATCATTTGCTTCACCTTTGATGCGAAATGCGGCTGCAGCCCAGTCAGTTCGGTCTTTCGCTCCTTCATTAAGAGCCATTTCAATTGCTTTCAATGCTTTTTGAGCATTCTTCTCACTGGGATGTTCTCTTAAAAGCGCTCTCGCGGCCTCTACTTTAAGGTTGAAATTTCCTTTATATAGACAAGCATCTTTATACGCTTCCACGTCAATGGGAATACCGATGGCAGTGTATCTGAAGTATCCAATATTTTTGCATTTCACTTTCAGCGATCTTAGCCCCCCATTTTCATCGAGATCGAAGAAATAACTATCAGCCCATCCATACTCAGGTTTAATGGAAAATATTGTTGTTTTTGACCACAGATTTATTACCTCAAGGATATTTCCATCTTTACCGGGCGCTGCGGCTGTCTGAACCGATGCGTATTTACCACAATGAGAAATTCCGATATTATAGATATTTGCTTCATAATGACGTCTAAACTTTTCATTTCCTTCAACATCAATAGCAATCAAATCAGCTTGCAGCGCAGAACCAAATCCAGCGTCATGAACAATATAATCACCTGTGTCAGCGACAGCAGCATTAAATGGTCGGGCAATAGTTCTGAGCTTATGAAGGATACGAAAAGTTGGTTTATTAACTAAAACAACTGTTCCAAATCCACTTTCCCGGTGCCCTCCCCTTCCATTGCCATCAAAGTCACTACAGCCTACAACCCAATGTTTGTTTGCAGACAGATACGCCTGTCCAAAAAAATAAGGAGAATCAATAGTAAGCCAATCGTTTTCGATTGATATATTTCCGTTTTGTTTCTTGAGTTTAGGAGTTATGTTAGCTGTTAACTCATGCAAACTTGAAGGCGTCATTGTTTTTGCAGAAGTTATCCTGGAGGTAAGCAAATTGAATAGTTGTGAAATAAATCCCATTTATAAATACTCCTGAGTAGCTTTTTTAAAACGTTGGCACTTATATGGCCCTCCGTGGACAAAGTGGATCCAAAAATGTCCATTCTATCTAAGGCCAGACGAACGTTCTGGTTGAAAATCTGAGTATCGCTTCGTCGCTAATTCGCCGTTAGACATATTTAACCACTTTTAGCAAAAATATGCACATTTTTCATCCAAGAAAACAAAAAATCGCCATCCGCAACAATCTGCTTGTTTTCGTTAAATTTTGACAATCACGCCTTTTTCTTCTCGGCAGAGCTGAAAAATGCTAAAGTCGTATCTGGGTGGATTAATCGTATACATGGGAAAAGTAGATACGGAAGAAAGGGGAAAAGTAAAAGGTAGATGCAAAAGAAAGGTCCGCTTTGAGCGAGGAGCGGACTTGTTAATATCGAGCCTATCTCGTAATGATATAATTGAAGACATGTTGTAGGCCTAGCAGGATATCCATGACTCATCAAACTGTCAGTAAAACATCCCACTTACGCCTATGTTTTATTGATAGATTAACCAATTTTCCATACATTTACTGCTTGTTCCGACATCCATTTTTGAAAATCATTGACAGCCTCTAAATTCCATTCAGGATACTGTGTAATCTTAGCCGCTAATTTATACTTTGATTTTCCATATTCATTTTTCTTCACTTCAAATGAAGCTCTTTTTAGATTATCTTTATCCATCAAAACCATATTTCCTAACCTATCCTTTACGTCATTAACCCCCTCCCCAAACGAATTGCACCACCCCTTCTCTGGGTTAAATGGACAAATATGTTCGAGTGTAACTTTTTCATGATCGCAATTATTACCAAGATATTGTTCAATTTCAGCCAAGAGAAATCTAATTTTTTTGGCTGTTTGTCTACTTGGCATTCGATGAAATTCAAAAGCATTAAAGAACACGTTATCATCAGGATATAACCTCTTAAACTCCTCCCCATTTTTCACATTGCTAGCTCTCTTGTATTCCTTATTGGAGATCTTAATCGCAATTTGATTATACATGCTTTCTTGTTCACTTGGTGATAAATGACAAATAACATTGTATCTAATTGATAAAATATATAAATAACGAGTCAGGCTGACGAACTCATCTGGATTGAATTGATTAAAAGCTGATAGCAATACTGTTAATGGCTGTCTAATATTAAAGAGTCTAATGCCGTTCAGATAATGAATGGCCTTCTTGTATTTAGTATCTTGCTCTGCCCACCATGAATCATTCGGGTTAATCAATGATGCATAAATAGGTGCGGAATTTATCAGTGATCTTAAATAATCGTATGCTTCTTTAGGGGTTGTAATTACTTTTCTCATTGAAGTGTATAAATTATTTTTTGTGACCATTTTTCTATGAGAATTATGATGATACCTAATGTAATCAGAAACATTGCTTTCTCCCAACTGATCGATAATCTCCGACCATTGCTCATCTAACTCATCTAATTCCTCATCTCCGATTTTCTCATCCTTAGTTACTATCGAAAACAAATAGTTTTTTAAGAGATCTGGCGTGGATAACTGGACTCCTCTCGCATTTAAAGTTTCAAATACTTTGTATGCATTTAAATCATCTTGAACAACTATTTTTGTAAAAACCATACTCGAAGAAAAATCGGCAATAAACTGTGCGATCTCAGCGCCGGTATTACCGAACTCCTTCTTTTGGAAAAAATCAAAGCATTTCTTGAGTAGCTTATTTGTAGATGTAGTTCCACGAGTATTAGGAGCTTCTAAGTTTGAACAGATGCTTTGAAAATATCTTTTATTATTTCTATTTAAATCTAGCTTGCTAACCACCTTTAATGAAACGAAGTTTTTGTTACCCACAAATGTCTTTGTTATTGCATCAAGTCGCTCTGTGTTTTGTTCAACCTCCTCTCCTTTATCTATCAAGTTTTTAATGGCTTTCATGGCTGCTAGAACTATAATCGACAAGGTTACTAATCGTTGTTGACCGTCAATGACCTCATGTTGATACTGTTCTTTTTGTTGAAGAACTATATATCCCATATAATGAAAACCTTCATCATCAAGTGCTGTAACATCACTCCAAAGGTCCTCCCATTGTTCTACATCCCAAGCATAGTCTCGCTGGAATCTAGGAACAATGTACTTATTTGACCCTCCAATTAATTCATTGAAGTTCTCATTTTTTGGTTCCATTAACATAAACTGTTTGGCCATATAATTGGAATCCTCTACTTTTTTAAAATTAATTTCATGCCTAAATTAAATGGGTTCTTGCATGATATATACTGCTAATAATTATCTTGACACTTCAGGGCCACTCTTTACCACCTTTACCGATAAAATAATACAGCATTTGTTTAAGTAATGTCCGCAGCTGGCACAAAGCAGGCAACCACACTAGTTCTACCCTGTACCATAAAAATGTCAATTTACATATGAACCAATGCTATTTAAACTAAAAATACCTATAAATGCAGCATGATTCACTGATAAAATGCCAATATTCACTGCATAACTTCACTCTTCAGGCACTCGCGACAGATTATGTTCAGACGCCTGTCGTAACGGCGTATTTCTCCGTCTGGTAATGACCAGATAAGGTCAGGATCAACCACAACCGGTTTCTTCACCTTTGTCCTTGATAGTTTTTTGCGGGCGTTTTGCCAGTCTTTACGCGCCTGCTCAGACGGGAATAATCCGTAGCCTGAATTGTAAACATCACCACTGGCGACTAGTTCTCTGGCGAGAGTGCTTATGTAATACCTTGATGCACCGGTTTTAGCCTCCAGAGCCCGTAACGTCTCGCGACCGCTCAGAGGTACAAGTTCAACAACCTGTCCTTTAATTTTTTCTCGCTCTTCTGGTGTAAATACTTTTGCCATAGGTGCCTCCGGCAATCACTTTTCCGATGCAACATGGCGGGAAGAATCAGTAATCTGTCGTACAATATCCCTGTGCTTGTTCAACTCACGCAGCGCGGCGCAGACACGCTCCCACTTCTGGACATGATTTTTCGCCCGACGCAGTTCGCGGTTTGCCATATGCAGTGATGGTAAAACCAGGTCATCCGCTCGCGTTTCAGTAAACGATGGCAGCGACTGCACAATGTCCGCCACAGTTTCTGTTTTAATATCTTCCTGTGTTGCAGCCTCCTGTACTGGTAACGCAACACCTGCGGTCTGAGGAAAGGCCTTACCATCAGTTTCCGCTACCGATGCTGCTTTCGGCTCTGCTGGTAAATTATCGCCCGGTATGCAGTAACGAAATTTATCGCCCTGATTTACGCGAATCAGACGACCTTTGCTGATTGCCATTGCCAGCGTTGAAGCCACTTTGCGTGATGTGGTACCAAACAATGTAGCCAGCTCATCAGCCGTTTGTGGTCCTCGTTGTTCAATCGTCGCGGTTAAATCGCACTCTGAGATTTTCGCTACTGTTGCTGTGGTGATTTCTTCCGGCAGTTCTGCCTGCGCTGGCTGTTCCTGCTGAACATTGTTATCAGCCACACGCCAGGTGTACGCGCTTTTATCAACAAAACCAGCCTTTTTCAGTTCCCATAGTTCGTTCAGCACTTCTTCACGACTGATATCAAGTCGCGCAGCAAGTTCTATGGATGTGGCTTTTCCCATTGCTTTCAGTGCGTCAAAAACAGTCTCCATTAAATTTTTCTCCCGGTAAAAATTACTTCGCAATTCCTGGCTGGACGACATTCGGACGCCAGCTCTCCCAGTTAAAATTCACCCATCGCCCGCCGTTCATGGTCATGCGATCCATAATCCGCTCGCCGAGCAATGTTTTCATGGCCTCATAGTTCAGGTTTGTCAGCATCCCCACGCTGCGCATCGACGCTGTCCGGCGATCAACAATCTGGTGCAGTACCACCTGCTCGTTTTTCGTCTCGCGCTGAATGCCAATTTCATCAAGAACCAGCAGATCCACTTCGCACAGTTCCCGCAAAAATTTTTCGCCTGACTGCCCATCGTCATAGCTGGCGTGCAGGGCACTCATAACATCAGCCACGGTAACCACAATCACTGTCTGACCGTCTTTCAGCAGGCGATTCCCGATAGCTGCCGCTAAGTGGTTCTTCCCGGTACCAGGTTTTCCGCTGAACGCAAAATTTGTACACCCGGTCATCAGTTCATCAGCGATGGATTTCGCCTGACTCAACGCGTATCGCTGCCCTTCGTTCTGCACCTGGTAATTCGAAAACGAGCATTTGCGGTGCAATGGCTGGATGCCAGAGCGATTCAGAATTTTTTCCACCCGCAACTGACGATTCTGACGGTTGATCTCCTCACAACGTTTCTGGCCTTCGGAAAGTTGCCACTCGCGCCACTCCGCTACCGTCTTGAATGGCGCGGTTACATGTGACGGGGCCAGTCTGCGGATACGTTCAAGAACATCGCCTGTCGCAATATTTTTCATGGTCAGTTACCCCCTGAAGCCTGGCGGGATCGCACTATCCGGTAACGAGACGGTGTTAACCTGTCGGAGTAACGTCTCAGGTCGAACACCTTTCGGCGCGAACAAGCCCTGGTATTCATTGGCGATGCTGTGTCGAATCACCTGCTCAGGTGAAAAACCCTGCTGGCGGAATTTTTCCAGCTCCCGTATCGCCCCGTTAGCGCCCTGCTCCGTTCGAATCGGTTTTCGCAATGCCTGGCGAAATTCAACCCACTCACGCCAAAGCGAGACAGAAATCCAGTTCGGCAAAGTAATATCCAGAGGGTCAAACTTTTTGACACCTCGATTCCCCCGGGGGGGATTTAGGGGGGGATCTGTTTTTAGATCTTTATCTGTATCTTTATTAGTTGCCTTTGTGTTGACATCATGTTCAAACACCACTTCAACATCTGTTTGAACACCTGTTAAATTTCTCTCTTGTTTTGTTTGAACATCTGCTTCCTTTCTGCTTCTTCTGGCCTGAACAGATGCTTTTCCTGCGGCTGATTTTTTGGTTAATTTTTCCCTGACTGATGCCAGATCTTCCTCAATCCGAAGATGCACCCATTCCTCGCCGTTATCGCAAAAAAACTCCTGCAAGGATGGTTCAACATCAGCCCATCGCTCGTTAGTCAGACGGGCAATTTTTGCCAGCCTGTTTTTAGGTATTGGCTTTCCTGTTTGCCAGTAATTGAACATCAGCAACAAATACGCACCATGCTCCTCTGCTGACAAATGCATGGTGTCAGCCAGGTAATCAGCTATGTACAGTTGCATGTATGGTAATGCGGCCATAATTGCCCCGTATGATGCTGCCCGGTGGCTTAGAATAAGCACAAACAGCATGGAAACTTTTGCTTAATGAACAATGACAGAATCGTCGGAAGAACCGCCGCCGCTGAAATGCGCTTTCCGGTAAACGGCTTGGACTGCATCATCATGCGCATCAATTGCCGTACTTAACGCTTCCTGCGCCGCCAGTAATGCACGGCGTTCCAGGGTATCGAAGATGCAGAGTCGGTGACGCAGCTCGCGCGGAAGGATTGCCAGAATTGCTGGGATCAGCTTCTGAATTTTTTCTCTTTGCGTTTTCGTTTCACCTTTCAACCAACGGTGATAGATATTCTGCTGATTGTTCCAGTCCTTGCCTGGAACCAGGGGCAATTCGCCGCCCCCTGGCGCAGATATTCTTCAGTAATTGCATTGGCTACCCATGCCTGCCCTTTTTCGGCTGCTAGGGCAAACAACACTGATTCGATGTGCTCATGCTTGATTTTCATGAATCATTTGCCTCTTGATGTTTCAGGTATGATCAAATGAGGATTTGTTACTGTCATTTAGTTGCTTCACTGACATATTCTGCGAACAACATGCCGAACGTCGTAAATATGACCAGTCAATATCAGGACGAAGTTCTTCGCACAGAACCTCACCTCTTGTTGCACGTTCAATTGCTGGACATCTCTCGGCAGGCAATTGACGTACCCCTTTGATCCATTGATTTACGCTTGGAGGTGATACACCTAAAAGCCTAGCCATTGCTGATTGCCCACCGACAACAGCACAAGCTTGCTTGAATGAATAGTTCTCTTTTTTCATCGAATGAACTCCAAAAACACACAGAAATATTAGGCGACGCCTAACGCAATTGTCAATAGGCTGTGCCTAATGCAGTAAGGGTAGGGATTGCCTAATGTAATGCGCATAGGAGAATATTAAGCAATGCTTAGTGGTAAAGACTTAGGCCGAGCGATAGAGCAGGCCATTAACAAAAAAATCGCATCGGGATCCGTCAAATCAAAGGCGGAGGTCGCACGCCACTTTAAAGTCCAACCACCATCAATTTATGACTGGATTAAGAAAGGCTCTATAAGTAAAGATAAACTTCCAGAATTATGGCGTTTCTTTTCTGATGTTGTTGGTCCAGAGCATTGGGGGCTTAACGAATACCCCATACCAACCCCCACCAATTCAGATACAAAAAGTGAACTTTTAGATATAAACAACCTTTATCAAGCAGCCTCTGATGAAATAAGAGCGATTGTAGCTTTCCTGTTATCTGGAAATGCTACAGAACCAGATTGGGTTGACCACGATGTTCGCGCCTACATAGCAGCGATGGAAATGAAAGTGGGTAAGTATCTGAAAGCTCTTGAATCTGAACGGAAAAGCCAGAACATCACAAAAACTGGAACTTAAACTTATATGGTCTGACGGAAAACTCCTGGATTCCGTTATTTAACCCCCCCATCACTTTCTGCTGTCGCCATCACCTATTAGGTTACGCTCAAAACATTAGGCATAGCCTATTGACAATCAATTAGGCATTACCTATAGTTCCAGCATACCACCCACCCCGCCCCACAGAACGCCGGGCAATACTTCGAGTTACCAGGCAGTGGTAAGGGGTTAAGTAGCCAGCCCGAGGCGTATGAACATGACGGCGGGATTCAAATTTTGCAGTGCAGCAGTTAGTTCCGCCACCCGGCGTTAAGGGGAGAGATAAGATGGTGCATTACGAAGTAGTTCAGTATTTGATGGATTGTTGCGGTATCACTTACAACCAGGCTGTGCAGGCTTTACGCAGCAACGACTGGGATCTCTGGCAGGCAGAAGTCGCTATACGTAGCAACAAGATGTGAGATTCGCAAAATGCAAAAAATCGACCTCGGCAACAACGAATCCCTGGTGTGCGGCGTGTTCCCCAACCAGGATGGAACGTTCACTGCCATGACGTATACCAAAAGCAAAACATTTAAAACCGAAACTGGTGCGCGCCGATGGTTGGAGAAGCACACAGTAAGCTAACGATTAAAACGTCTACTCCTGCTGTTCCAGAATAACTTCATAAAATGGGAGTATTTTTCGGTGACGAGATAATAAGAACAGTTTGCGCTATCACTCTGATGTTGAATGATGCCCTTCCGTTCTAATTTTTTCATAACCGGGTTACGGCAAGGAGAAGTGATAATAAGATTTCCTGTTTTAAGGAAATCTTTAAATACAGCGATTTCTTTCTCAGATAAACGAAGCAATACTCGTTGCTCTGGTAGTAATGAATAATGCTTTTGAATATGTGCTCGCAATCTTGAGAAGGAAATGGCGACCACGAAAGAAAAGGCAAAAACGATAATCTGAAAGAGCCAAGGTATTTCAGTATAAGCATTGAATGCGACAGTAAACTCTTTCGGTATCAGCCAGAGAGTGAGACCAAAAATGATAATCGTATACATAAGTCTTTCGAGTGGCTCGTTAGCAAAAAGTTTCAACAATGGAGTAAATACATCCAACATATCAATAACTCTCAACTGTAAGGGTATTGAAATGTTAACACAAGCTCTCGCTGTAGGGGTATAGCCGAGACCACCGAAGCCCGGAGGTGGTGAAATAAAACCGGGCACAACACGAAGGCGCATTTCCGATATCCATAAAGAGTCGGTCTTGTCTGTTAAATTTAAATGGTGGGAGTGCGCCTCCGGTTGTAAATAACGACATTGCTGTGTGTAGTCCTGGCGGCATCAGTTTTTTTCTTGAAGTTCGGCTGATGTCCGCCCTTTTTAAAGTGAATTTTGTGATGCGGTGAATGCGGCTAAGCGCACGTGGCACAGTTAAAAGTCATGTTAGTCCTTATTGGTTTGGGTGGGAAAGCCGACTGTAATTGTTAACTGGTTGCAGTCACCTGGAGGCACCAGACACCGCATCAACAAAGTTCATTTGTAAAAATGGAGATAATTATGATTGCACATCACTTCGGAACTGATGAAATACCACGTCAGTGTGTGACTCCTGGCGATTATGTTCTTCATGAAGGCCGGACATATATTGCCTCGGCAAACAATATTAAAAAGCGAAAACTATATATTCGTAACCTGACCACAAAAACATGCATTACTGACCGCATGATTAAAGTCTTCCTCGGTCGTGATGGTTTACCTGTAAAGGCGGAGTCATGGTGATGACTAAGAAAATAAAATGTGCTTACCACCTTTGCAAAAAAGACGTTGAAGAAAGCAAAGCTATTGAAAGAATGCTTCACTTCATGCACGGGATTTTATCAAAAGACGAACCGAGAAAATATTGCAGTGAAGCTTGTGCCGAAAAAGACCAGATGGCACATGAACTTTAATTAATTAACTATTCGAAACTGAATTTATGCCAGAAATGGCAGGTATTCGCTCAACCTTAATTAAGGAGAAAAACATGATTACCAATTATGAAGCCACTGTTGTAACTACCGATGACATTGTTCACGAGGTGAATCTGGAAGGAAAGCGCATTGGCTACGTAATTAAAACAGAAAATAAAGAAACCCCATTCACTGTGGTTGATATCGATGGTCCATCAGGCAACGTAAAAACACTTGATGAAGGTGTCAAAAAAATGTGCCTGGTGCATATCGGAAAGAATCTGCCCGCAGAAAAAAAAGCCGAATTTCTGGCAACTCTAATTGCAATGAAATTAAAAGGTGAAATCTGAAAGAAATAGCCTGCGTATGGCACAGGCTATGAACAGTGTGTATCCGGCAAGATCATTCACTGAACAAAACGAATTTTAATCTGAGTTGAGGTTAAAAAACAATGAGCACAAAACCACTCTTCCTGTTACGGAAAGCGAAAAAATCATCCGGTGAACCTGACGTCGTCCTGTGGGCAAGCAACGATTTTGAATCGACCTGTGCCACTCTGGACTACCTGATCGTTAAGTCAGGTAAAAAACTGAGCAGCTATTTTAAAGCTGTTGCCACGAATTTTCCTGTCGTTAATGACCTGCCCGCTGAAGGTGAGATCGATTTTACCTGGAGTGAACGCTATCAACTCAGCAAAGACTCCATGACATGGGAACTAAAACCGGGAGCAGCACCAGACAACGCTCACTATCAAGGCAATACCAACGTCAACGGCGAAGACATGACTGAGATTGAGGAGAATATGCTACTCCCAATTTCTGGCCAGGAACTGCCCATTCGTTGGCTTGCTCAACACGGCAGCGAAAAACCGGTAACGCACGTTTCACGCGACGGACTCCAGGCATTACACATTGCTCGGGCTGAAGAACTACCGGCTGTTACTGCCCTGGCTGTTTCCCACAAAACCAGCCTGCTCGACCCGCTGGAAATTCGCGAACTCCACAAACTGGTTCGTGACACTGACAAAGTTTTCCCTAATCCTGGTAATTCAAACCTGGGACTGATAACTGCTTTTTTCGAAGCATACCTGAACGCTGACTACACCGATCGAGGACTGCTGACAAAAGAGTGGATGAAGGGTAATCGTGTTTCACACATCACTTGCACGGCTTCCGGTGCTAATGCTGGCGGCGGAAACCTCACCGATCGCGGCGAAGGTTTCGTACACGATCTGACGTCACTGGCGCGCGACGTAGCCACTGGCGTACTGGCCCGTTCAATGGATCTGGACATCTATAACCTTCATCCGGCACACGCTAAACGCATTGAGGAAATTATCGCTGAAAATAAACCGCCCTTTTCTGTTTTCCGCGACAAATTCATCACCATGCCTGGCGGGCTGGATTATTCCCGCGCCATCGTGGTTGCGTCCGTAAAAGAAGCACCAATTGGGATCGAGGTCATCCCCGCGCACGTCACTGAATATCTGAACAAAGTACTGACTGAAACCGATCATGCCAACCCTGATCCGGAAATCGTGGATATTGCCTGCGGTCGCTCCTCTGCCCCGATGCCGCAGCGAGTAACAGAAGAAGGAAAACAGGATGATGAAGAAAAACCGCAACCATCTGGAACAACGGCAGTTGAACAGGGAGAGGCTGAAACAATGGAACCGGACGCAACTGAACATCATCAGGACACGCAGCCGCTGGATGCTCAGTCACAGGTAAATTCTGTTGATGCGAAATATCAGGAACTGCGGGCAGAACTCCATGAAGCCCGGAAAAACATTCCATCAAAAAATCCTGTCGATGCCGATAAATTGCTTGCTGCATCACGTGGTGAATTTGTTGACGGAATTAGCGACCCGAACGATCCGAAATGGGTAAAGGGGATCCAGACTCGCGATTGTGTGTACCAGAACCAGCCAGAAACGGAAAAAACCAGCCCAGATATGAATCAACCTGAGCCAGTAGTGCAACAGGAACCGGAAATAGCCTGCAATGCCTGCGGCCAGACTGGCGGGGATAACTGCCCTGACTGTGGTGCGGTGATGGGCGACGCAACATACCAGGAAACATTCGATGAAGAGAGTCAGGTTGAAGCTAAGGAAAATGATCCGGAGGAAATGGAAGGCGCTGAACATCCGCACAATGAGAATGCTGGCAGCGATCCGCATCGCGATTGCAGTGATGAAACTGGCGAAGTCGCAGATCCCGTAATCGTAGAAGACATAGAGCCAGGTATTTATTACGGAATTTCGAATGAGAATTACCACGCGGGTCCCGGTATCAGTAAGTCTCAGCTCGATGACATTGCTGATACTCCGGCACTATATTTGTGGCGTAAAAATGCCCCCGTGGACACCACAAAGACAAAAACGCTCGATTTAGGAACTGCTTTCCACTGCCGGGTACTTGAACCGGAAGAATTCAGTAACCGCTTTATCGTAGCACCTGAATTTAACCGCCGTACAAACGCCGGAAAAGAAGAAGAGAAAGCGTTTCTGATGGAATGCGCAAGCACAGGAAAAACGGTTATCACTGCGGAAGAAGGCCGGAAAATTGAACTCATGTATCAAAGCGTTATGGCTTTGCCGCTGGGGCAATGGCTTGTTGAAAGCGCCGGACACGCTGAATCATCAATTTACTGGGAAGATCCTGAAACAGGAATTTTGTGTCGGTGCCGTCCGGACAAAATTATCCCTGAATTTCACTGGATCATGGACGTGAAAACTACGGCGGATATTCAACGATTCAAAACCGCTTATTACGACTACCGCTATCACGTTCAGGATGCATTCTACAGTGACGGTTATGAAGCACAGTTTGGAGTGCAGCCAACTTTCGTTTTTCTGGTTGCCAGCACAACTATTGAATGCGGACGTTATCCGGTTGAAATTTTCATGATGGGCGAAGAAGCAAAACTGGCAGGTCAACAGGAATATCACCGCAATCTGCGAACCCTGTCTGACTGCCTGAATACCGATGAATGGCCAGCTATTAAGACATTATCACTGCCCCGCTGGGCTAAGGAATATGCAAATGACTAAGCAACCACCAATCGCAAAAGCCGATCTGCAAAAAACTCAGGGAAACCGTGCACCAGCAGCAGTTAAAAATAGCGACGTGATTAGTTTTATTAACCAGCCATCAATGAAAGAGCAACTGGCAGCAGCTCTTCCACGCCATATGACGGCTGAACGTATGATCCGTATCGCCACCACAGAAATTCGTAAAGTTCCGGCGTTAGGAAACTGTGACACTATGAGTTTTGTCAGTGCGATCGTACAGTGTTCACAGCTCGGACTTGAGCCAGGTAGCGCCCTCGGTCATGCATATTTACTGCCTTTTGGTAATAAAAACGAAAAGAGCGGTAAAAAGAACGTTCAGCTAATCATTGGCTATCGCGGCATGATTGATCTGGCTCGCCGTTCTGGTCAAATCGCCAGCCTGTCAGCCCGTGTTGTCCGTGAAGGTGACGAGTTTAGCTTCGAATTTGGCCTTGATGAAAAGTTAATACACCGCCCGGGAGAAAACGAAGATGCCCCGGTTACCCACGTCTATGCTGTCGCAAGACTGAAAGACGGAGGTACTCAGTTTGAAGTTATGACGCGCAAACAGATTGAGCTGGTGCGCAGCCTGAGTAAAGCTGGTAATAACGGGCCGTGGGTAACTCACTGGGAAGAAATGGCAAAGAAAACGGCTATTCGTCGCCTGTTCAAATATCTGCCCGTATCAATTGAGATCCAGCGTGCAGTATCAATGGATGAAAAGGAACCACTGACAATCGATCCTGCAGATTCCTCTGTATTAACCGGGGAATACAGTGTAATCGATAATTCAGAGGAATAATTCAGCCTGGCGGTGTAATGCACCGCCAACTTGAAATATTTTTTATGAGAAAAATTATGAGATATGACAATGTTAAACCATGTCCATTTTGTGGTTGTCCATCAGTAACGGTGAAAGCCATTTCAGGATATTACCGAGCGAAGTGTAACGGATGCGAATCCCGAACCGGTTATGGTGGAAGTGAAAAAGAAGCACTCGAAAGATGGAATAAACGAACCACTGGAAATAATAATGGAGGTGTTCATGTATAAAATTACCGCTACTATTGAAAAGGAAGGTGGCACTCCTACTAACTGGACAAGATATTCAAAATCTAAACTAACGAAATCAGAATGCGAAAAAATGCTCTCAGGTAAAAAAGAAGCAGGCGTTTCCAGAGAGCAGAAAGTAAAACTGATAAATTTTAATTGCGAGAAACTTCAGTCCTCGAGAATTGCATTGTATTCAAATTAAAACTTCATAGCTGATTATTAATAATCAACATCGGGCGTCAATTTCAGTCTAACATTGGCGCCTGCCAGAGGTGATGCGATGGCACAAGTAATCTTTAATGAAGAGTGGATGGTTGAATACGGCCTGATGCTTCGCACTGGTCTGGGGGCCAGACAAATTGAAGCATACCGCCAGAACTGTTGGGTGGAGGGCTTCCACTTCAAACGAGTATCTCCTTTAGGTAAGCCAGACAGCAAACGAGGGATTATCTGGTACAACTATCCAAAGATAAATCAGTTTATCAAAGACTCATGATATGTCTAAATTACCAACAGGTGTCGAGATTAGAGGTAGATACATTCGCATCTGGTTCATGTTTCGAGGAAAACGATGTCGGGAAACATTAAAAGGCTGGGAGATTACAAACAGTAATATTAAAAAGGCCGGAAATTTAAGAGCGCTGATAGTTCATGAAATAAACTCCGGTGAATTTGAGTATTTAAGACGTTTTCCCCAGTCCAGCACTGGGGCAAAAATGGTGACAACGAGAGTCATAAAAACGTTCGGAGAGCTTTGTGATATCTGGACAAAAATTAAAGAGACAGAGTTAACAACAAACACAATGAAGAAAACGAAATCACAATTAAAAACACTCAGAATAATAATTTGTGAAAGTACCCCGATATCACATATTCGTTATAGCGATATCTTAAACTACCGGAATGAACTGCTGCATGGAGAAACGCTTTACCTGGATAATCCAAGATCCAACAAAAAAGGAAGAACCGTGCGCACAGTTGATAACTATATCGCCCTGCTCTGTTCGCTGTTGCGTTTTGCGTATCAGTCGGGATTTATATCAACCAAACCATTTGAAGGAGTAAAAAAATTACAGCGAAACAGAATAAAGCCTGATCCGTTATCTAAAACAGAATTCAATGCATTAATGGAAAGTGAAAAAGGACAGAGCCAGAACTTGTGGAAATTTGCCGTTTACTCAGGACTTCGTCACGGGGAACTGGCAGCTCTGGCGTGGGAGGATGTGGATCTCGAAAAGGGAATAGTGAATGTCAGAAGAAACCTGACGATACTTGATATGTTCGGTCCCCCAAAAACAAATGCCGGGATCCGAACAGTAACACTACTGCAGCCTGCTCTTGAAGCACTGAAGGAGCAATACAAACTGACCGGGCATCATCGCAAAAGCGAAATCACCTTTTATCATCGGGAGTACGGCAGAACCGAAAAGCAAAAACTGCATTTTGTTTTCATGCCCAGGGTGTGTAACGGAAAACAAAAACCTTATTACTCGGTAAGCAGTTTGGGGGCAAGGTGGAATGCAGCAGTAAAACGTGCTGGTATTCGCCGCCGTAATCCGTACCATACGCGGCATACTTTTGCCTGCTGGCTGTTGACGGCAGGAGCGAACCCGGCATTTATAGCCAGCCAAATGGGGCATGAAACTGCGCAGATGGTGTATGAAATTTACGGTATGTGGATTGATGACATGAACGACGAACAGATAGCCATGTTGAATGCGCGCTTATCGTAG